ACTAAACTCAAAACATCCCCTACTGCATAACGACCCGTGGCTTTCTTTCGCGGCGAGGAGGGCTCCATCAGCTTCAAGGACAGCTCCGGCGTCGTGGCCGCGGTCTCGTCCACCCGCAGCTGGAGCTTCACCATCAACAAAGACACCCTGGACGTAACCGACCAAGGTTCGACCAGCCGTGAATTCATCGGCAGCCTCCTCTCCGGCAGCGGCAGCGCCGAAGTCATGTACACCGCCCCTGGCTCGGGCGAAACCCTCAACTTCATCGACGACGTCCTGACCACCAAGGACCAAACCGACGCCCAGTTTGAACTCTTCTTGGACACCTCCGGCACCAAGAAAATCACCTTCACCGGCATCATTACCAGCGCTGACTACAGCGCAACCGTCGGCGAACTGGAAGTCATCACCGTCAACTTCATCAGCTCTGGCGCAATCACCGCCTCTATCTAATAACTAAACACCCCTCGACTTAGGCCGTAGACTGGAGCAAAGCACCCCGCTCCAGCTATGGCCTTTTTTCGTGGCGAAGAAGGTTCCGTCAAATTCGAAAACGACGGTTCCACCCCTGCTGCAATCACCTCAACCCGCAGCTGGTCCCTGACCATCAACAAGGACACGCTCGACACCACTGACCACGGCTCCACCAGCCGCGAGTTCGTGGGCGGCCTCATCTCCGGTTCGGGCACCGTCGAGCTGATGTACACGGCCTCCAGCGCCGACGAAACCGCCGCCTTCCTGCAAGACGTCCTTACCACCGAAGACAGCGCCAACGCCGCCTTCGAGCTGTACCTGGACACCAGCGGCGGCAAAAAGATCACCTTCTCGGGCATCATCACCAGCGCCGACTTCAGCGCCACGGTGGGTGAACTCGAAGTGATCACCTGCAACTTCATCACCAGCGGCGCCATCACCGCCTCCATCTAACCCAGCTGGTGCGAATGACTATTCAAACGGTCACCGGCAACTGCCTACACATCGAGATTGACGGCGAAGAGGGCATCACCCATGCCACCTTCGTCTTCAAAACTCCCTCTGTGCCCGACACATTAGGCAACTTTATACGAATGCTCGCCATGGGCATCGAAGTGCTGGTGCCCATCGAAGACCCCGCCGACGAGGAGGACGACGATGATTGAATACCGCGGCGAAAAATTCGAGGGCTACAACAAACCCAAACGCACCCCAAAACACCCCACTAAATCACACGCCGTCCTCGCAAAAGAAAACGGCGAAGTAAAACTTATCCGCTTCGGACAACAAGGCGTCTCTGGCTCCCCCAAGACTGCTGGAGAGTCTGAGGCCGATCGCAAACGCCGCGAAGCGTTCAAAGCTAGGCACGCGGCTAACATCAAGAAAGGAAAAATGTCAGCCGCTTACTGGGCGGATCGCACCAAGTGGTGACTAAATGACCTACGCAGTACCCGGCCAGTTTCCCACCCACATCGTCGCCACGACCTACCAAAACGGTGGCGACAGCCCCTTCATCCGCACAGCCGCCGTGCTGGACATGATGAAGGGCTGGGAAATCATGAAAGCCGTCACCCGCGGCACCGAGTACCTGCGCGAAAACAGCGAAGCCTTCCTCCCACTGGAACCCCGAGAGGACTACCGGGCCTACATGAGCCGCGTCAACCGCGCCGTCTTCTCGCCTTACACCCAGCGTTTGATTCGCGCTGCCGCTGGCCTGATCCTCCGCAAACCCATCGCCCTCGAAGGCGACCCCTACTGGCGCGAAGTCTTCGCCCGCGACGTTGACGGCTGTGGCTCCGATCTCGACGAATACGCCCGCCGCCTCCTGATCTGCAGCTTGACCTACGGCCAAGCCCACACCCTGATCGACTTCCCGGCCCCTACCGAAATCCGCAGCCTCGCCGAAGAACGCGCTCTCGGCCGCCGCCCCTACTGGGTCGAAGTAGACCCCTACAACATCTACGGCTGGCGCTTGGACCGCGATGCCGCCTACGGCACCCTCACCCAAGTCCGCATCTACGAAAAAGCCATCGTCCCCGAGGGCCGCTTCGGCGAAAAAACCTACGAACAAATCCGCGTCATCGAACCCGGCCGCTACGAGGTCTACCGCCAGCGCCAAGCCATCAAACCCCTCGGCCCCGGCTTTATGGAGCCCAACGCCCAAAGCGGCGACTACGAACTCATCGACACCGGCACCTACAGCCTCAACCAAATCCCTCTGGTCACCACCTACTCCAACAAGGTGGACACCATGATCAGCCGCCCACCACTGATCGACATCGCCTACCTAAACCTGGCGCACTTCCAACGCCAAGCCGACCTCATCCACAGCCTCCACATCGCCTCCCAACCCATGCTCGTCCTTGAGGGCTGGGACGACCAAACCAAGGACATGGCGATCAGCGTCAACTACGCGATGGCCACGGCTCCCGGCAACAAGGTCTATTACGTGGAGCCCGCCTCCAGCGCCTTCGAAGCCCAATCCAACGAAATCAAAGAACTCCAGCAGCAAATGGCCACGCTTGGTATCAGCACGCTGAGCCAGCAAAAATTCGTAGCCGAATCTGCCGATGCCCGCCGCCTCGACCGCGTCGATACCAACTCCATGCTGGCCTCCGTCAGCCTCGACCTTGAACAAACCCTCCAGAAGGCTTTTGACTTCGCTGGTGCGTACCTCGGCATCGAACCCCCCGAAGTCAGCATCAGCCGCGACTTCGACATCGACCGCCTTATCGGCCAAGACGTCACCGCCATCACCGCCCTTTTCGACAAGGGCGTCATCACCCTCGAAGAAGTCCGCGCCATCCTGACCCAGGGCGAAATCCTCCCTTCGATGGAGCTTGGCAGCCTCCCCACCGAAGAACCCGGCGAAGTCGAAGACGAATCCGAGATGGAAGAATCCCCCGGCGAAGAAAACGACGATCAAGAACTGACCCCAGACCGCATGGAGCAGCTCCTCAACGCGCTGCTTCAGTAAGCGATGGCCACCAAGCAGGAATACCTGACGCTTGCCCAGGTCACCGCACTGGTCAAGCTGGCGCGTGACGTCAAACAATTCCACAACCTGCTCTCCGGCGATGGCCCCCCAACCACCGAAGGCCGCACCGGCGACTGGTACATCAACACCCGCACCGCCGAGCTTTACGGCCCCAAATCCTCCACCGGCTGGAACGACAGCCCCCTAACCCTCGGTGGCACCGGCCGTAACTCCGAACTCCTCATCAACGGCAACCTCAGCACCGAAGAAGGCGGCGGGGGCAGTGGCGCCACCATCACCGTCGGCACCGTCACGACTGGCGCACCCGGCAGTTCCGCCACCATCACAAACGTCGGCACAGAGTCCGCCGCAATCTTCAACTTCGTTATTCCCCGCGGCAACACCGGCACAACAGGCGCCACTGGCGCGGCAGGCGCAACCGGACCCACCGGCCCCCAAGGCGCCACGGGTCCGCAAGGTCCTCAAGGCGACCAAGGCCCTCAAGGTGAGCAAGGTCCGCAAGGCGCCACCGGACCCCAAGGTGCAACCGGCCCCCAAGGCGAAGCCGGTCTCACTGGAGCAACAGGCGCCACCGGCCCCAAAGGCGACAAGGGAGACAAAGGCGACACGGGCGACACCGGCCCCCAAGGTCTAACTGGCGCCACTGGCCCCCAAGGCGCCACGGGACCTACAGGCGCCACTGGTGCAACAGGTCCCCAAGGCCCACAAGGCGAAACCGGACCCACAGGACCCACTGGACCCCAAGGTCCTCAGGGTGAAACAGGTGCAACCGGAGCCACTGGCGCGACAGGTGCCCAAGGTCCCAAAGGCGATAAGGGCGACACTGGCGCCACAGGTCCCGCCGGCTCCAACGCCACCGTCACCGCCGGAACCGGCATCAACGTCACTGACGGCGTTGTCTCTCTAGCCACTTCGTTTTACACAGTTAACCAATACGTCCAAGCGCCCACTGGCACAACCCTCCAACGCCCCGGCACTCCAGCCACTGGCATGATCCGCTTCAACACCACAGCTGGCTGCTTCGAGGGTTATACCGGAAGCGCATGGGTAAACCTTTCGCCTGCCACTGTTGATGACATTGGAGCGACCATTTAATTCTTTTGTTGTATACTACAAAAGTAGTTGATACTTTTGGCAGTGAAAACACTTGCTGAAGTCATCCAACCCGACGGCTCCACTCGCTGGGAGATGGTCGAACTGGATGAAGCGGCACAGGCTAAGCCGGAACCGCCCGCCGAAGACAAGCCAAAGCGCACCCGCAAAGCCACTGTCGAGCCCGCTTCTTACGAAGCCCCCGAAACCACCGAAACTCCCGAGTTCTAATTCATGGAAGAGCAAGTCATCCAGGAAACGCCCGTGGCGTCTCCTACCCAGCCCGTGGCTGGAACCGACGCTCCACAACCTGATTTTCGAGCCGAATACGAGGCTCAAATCAACGCCCTAAAAAACCAAGCCGTCGAAGCCGAGGAACGTTTCCAAGGCATCAAGGCAAAACTTGACGAGGTCTACAAAAAACAGGACGAACAGCGCAAGAAAACGCTGGAAGACCAAGGCCAGTGGAAGGACCTCTGGGAAGAGGCCAACCGCACCGCACAGGAAAAGGACCAACAAATCCTTGACCTGCAAAAACAGTTGGAGGACTTGCGCCAGTCCAACGAAAACGCCGCCATTCGTACACGCGCAATGGCCGCAATCAGCCAAGCCGGCGCTATTAACGCCGAGCAAATGCTGCAACTGGTGCAGAACAACCTTCGCAAAAACGATTCAGGCGCCGTCGTCGTGCTCAACGGCGGCGTAGAGCAGGATCTCACGACCTATCTAGCCACCCTGAAAGCCCCTGGTTCGGGTTACGAGCACCACTTCAAACCCAGCTCCGCCGCTGGAATGGGCGCCAAACCCGTTCCCGTTGGAGTTGCCTCGACTGGAGTAGCAAACCCCTGGAAAGAAGGTTCAATCAACCTTACCCAGCAGATGCTAATTTCTAGTCAGGACCCCGATCTCGCAGCTGTGCTGAAGAGAGAGGCAGGACTCTAAATCGCGTCTGTGGCGCTTACCTAGTCCGTGACTAGGACCCCGCACACCCCAAACCCTGGTACTTAGAAATGGCCGCACCATTTCAGAACTATTCCGGCGGTGTCCTTCTTGCGGACATCGTCAAGCGCAATAACCTCAGCACCTATGTGTCTGAGGCCATCAAAGAGCGCAGCCTGTTCATCAAGAGCGGCGCTGTGGTTCGCAACAGCCTGCTGGATGCCCGCGAAGGCGGCACCCGCATCCAAGTCCCCGAGTTCAACCCCGTGGCTCCCACCGAGGAGATCATGAACGGGACGGCTACCTGGGGCACCAGCAACGCCGGTTACCTGACCCCTCAGAAGATCGGCACCGCCACCCAAGTCGCCACCATCTGCCACCGTGGTTTCGCGTATGCAGTGGACGACGTCGCAATGCTCGCGGCTGGTGAAGACCCCATGCTTCACATCCGCAACCAGCTGGCCGACGCCATCAACAAACTGAACAGCCAGCGTCTGTTCAGCCAACTGAACGGCCTCTTCTCCGCTGGTGCTGGCGCCCTGGGCGGCAACCACCTCGACCTGGCTGTGGCCGCCGCCTCTGGCGCTGCCGAAGCCAACTTCCTGACCGGTTCCGCTGTGGCCCGCGGTCGCTCCCTCCTGGGTGAGCGCGGCGACGAGCTGGACATCCTGGTGGTCCACCCCTCCGTGGGCTTCTACCTGTACCAAGTGGGTCTGCTGACCTTCTCCACCTCGGCTCTGGCTGCTGCCGGCTCCGTGGTGTGGGGCGGCGGCGGCGTGGGCATCGGTGCCCGCAGCATCGGCGAATTCGCCGGCTGCCGCGTGATCATCGACCCCCTGGTGAACACCGCCGCCCCTGGCGCCGCTGGCCACCAGCGTGAGTTCCGCTGCTACCTGATGAAGGGTGGCGCGATCCTCGAAGGCGTCCAGCAGGACCTCCGCATCGAAGCCGACCGCAACATCCTGTCCAAGCAGGACGTGCTCTCGGTCGATTACCACTCTGCCTACCACGTGATGGGCACCAAGTGGAACGATGCCGGCGACAACCCGACCAACGCGAACCTGTCCGATGGCACCAAGTGGCAAGCCACTTACGACATCGACCTGATTCCGATCGTCGAGCTGATCGTGAACAGCCCCCTCGACACCTCCACCATCTGATAATCAGACCGTGGACGACCCAAGCCTCACCTTCGGGTGGGGCTTTTTCATTGCCGCTACACTGCAATAAAGAATGAACAGTTGCTGTGGCCGCGACAATTAACGCCACCTTGAGTAGCGCCACGGCCAACAGCTACGTCACGCTGGCCGACGCCAACGCCTACTTCGAAACGGTCCCCGACTCCGCCACCTGGACCAACAAGACCGACGACCAGAAAAACCGCGCCCTGATCTCCGCCACTCGCTGGATCGACAGCCTCAACTACCTGGGCGACCGCTGCGACGAAGACCAAGCCCTCAAATGGCCCCGCAACAACTACGACGTTGACGGCGTCGAGCTGGAGTGCTCCCTAATCCCCGCCCAAATCAAGTACGCCACCTACGAGCTGGCACGCGCCCTCGCCAATGACACTGGTGCTATCACTGATAGCACTGGCACCACCGGCCTCTACGACGAAGTCAAACTGGGCGACCTGCAAGTCAAATACAGCAAAACCAGCCAAGCCGTCGGCACCATCAACAACGTCTTCGACGTCTACCCCTGGCTCCAGACCTACCTCGGCCCCTACTGCCTAGGCGGCTCGGGCTCCTTCCAACTCCGCGTCTACAGAGGCTGAAATGGCTGGCGCCCTCGACTCCCTGTTCAAGTCCGTCGCCAAAGACGTCGTCGCCGAACTCGGCACGTCCCTCGACACCACCATCACCTACACCCGCAAAGCCACCCCCACCTACAACACCAGCACTGGCGCACTAACCACAACCAACACCAACTACTCAAACATTAAAGTTCCCATCGAATTTGTGGTCTCCGAGGAAGAGGAAGGCCGCGAACAACGCCAAGCCAAGATTTACATAACCCCCGACCTAATCGGCAACAACCAACCCACCCTCGGCGACGAAGTCAGCTTTACTTACGCCGGCTCCAGCCGCACCGCCCAAATAACCGACATCCGCACCTATCGCGGCGGCCAAACCTACCTCTTCATCCTGCTGGTGCGCTTCTAATGGCTTCTCGCAGCTATAAAAACCTACAAAATGACCTGAAGCAGAAATTAACTGCGGACTTAAATGCGCTAATCACCTATGCAGTATCCGAGTTATCTACAGCCCAAGTAAGCCCAGTGCTAACAGGCTTTTTTGCTTCCAGCTGGAAAGCAGACACTCGCCGTCCTCAGCCCAAAGACGAACTAAAAAATTTCTCTCCTTGGAACATGATTAAAAAGCAGGGCAGATTTTTAGCGCCGGGGAATCAGCCTGTGATAGCTCCGCGATATGTAGTGCCAGAATTTCGGTTAAACAGTACAATCTTTATTGGCAATACAGCTAAATATGCAAATAATGCTCTTGCATCCCCAAAAAGTCAGATTCCTCAGTTTGTGCAAGGCGAGTTTAACGATCTCATCAAATTATTTTTTACCGATAAAAACAGACCGCGTATTCGCGTCGCTACACAGCAGGGTCGTGAACCTCTAAGTTTCTTTGGTGTAGGACGCGAAACCTACGTTTCTTACCAAGCACCCGAGGATCAGGTATGACTCTTGTAAACGCCCGTGCTGCCTTTGAAAAGGCCGTCACCGACGCAGTAACAGCTGCAGATCCTACGGTAACACTTCTTTACGACAACACCCCTTACACGACTCCGAGCAAAACAACCAAGTACATCGCACTTTCCGTGAGTTTTTCCCGCTCCACCTTGCAAAACATGGGAAGCGCTTCCGATTTTTACAGCGGCGTAATTGTGTGTAACATCTATGTTCCAAAGAGCGCTGGTACGGCGACCCTAGCCGCACTGGGTGAAGCAGTAATTGACGGGCTTACTTCCGTCAACGCCTCGGGCTACACGGACACGTTCAGCTGCAAGCCGCGTGTCTTGGACGTAGTAGGCCCCAACCCGATTGAAATTGAAGACCGTTCGCACTTCCTAGGTCAAATCTCTTGCCAATTCACAGCAAACGCCTAGTGTATTATTGAACAACCTGCATTTCTCCAATGCGAGCCGTTGAACTGCTCCGTAACAAGTTCGGAGTCAGCCAGCTCTACAAGCACGAAATCAAATCCGGGGATGAGGTCCTGCTAGAGATTTACTGGCACCCGCTGACCATTGCTGAGCGCGAGTCCATCCAGAAAAAGGGCAACCCGGACGATCCCAACGATTTTGCTTTGAGTCTGATGATCGAGAAAGCCCTCGACAAGGACGGCAAGCGCCTGTTCCAAGACGGCGACCGCGCCGCACTCCGCCGCGAAGTCGAAGCCAGCATCCTCCAAGAAATCCAACTGGCAATGCTGACCTCCGGTGCCGAAACCAAGGTGGAGGAAGCGAAAGCCACTCTGAAAAGCTGAGTCCGACTGGTACTTTCTGTACTTTTTGGCGAAAGAGCTGGGAATGACCGTTTCCCGGCTCTGCGCCGAAATGTCCCAAGAGGAACTCGTCGGCTGGGCCGCTTACCTGGCTTTACGTGCTGAAGAGGAAGAAAAAGCCATGGAACGGGCAAAAACCAGATCCCGTGCCGGGTCAATGCACGGGAAGTAAGCTGGTACAAAGACTCCAGCGGTAGGCCGTGGCCGAGTACAACGTCGATATTCAGGTACGGGCTAAGACGCGCCAAGCAGAGTCCGAAATTACAAAACTGCAAAAGATCCTTGACGATCTTTCACGTAAAAGTGCAAACATAAACTTTGGCACAGTAGAAAGATCGGTACGCGGTATTGGCGCTACCGCAAAAAATGTAGGCACAGAAATAAAAAATATCTTCTCTCGCGGCCTTTTTGCTGGTGCAATTTTAGGTGCAGGTCAGCTGTCCTCATCTATTGAAGGTGTAATAAGTAAGTACGGATTTTTAGGAAAAAGTGTAGCTACATCTCTTAATAGTGCTCTCGGTGGCATACCAGAAATCGTCGGCAACATCCTTACTCAAGTAGGGCATATTCCAAACAGCCTGGGGCTGGCAGCGGTTGCTGCTATGGCCTTTGCGCCCCAGCTACTAAAAGCCAGCTCAGCCGCAGCCGGCCTTGGAGCCGCTGTAGATAAGGCTGTCGGTAAGCAAGTAACAGAAAACATCGCCGGCACTATAGGGCAAATAAACAACCTTAAAACCGCTGTTGACACCGCTAAAACGTCTTTTGCTGATTTAATTAAGGGATCTACACTAAATCAACTAAATGCACAACTAAAAGACGCAAACTACCAAATTGGGGAGTATCACTCCACAACTCAAGATGCACGGATCGCTGCTCAACAGTTAGCCGCGGTAATAAAAGAGCAGCGCAAAGAGCAACAGGCAATAACCACACTTGTACGTGAAGCACAAGGTCTGCGATCCGAGGACGTAGAGCGCCGTGCAACAAATACTTACAATGTTATACAAAGACGCAAAAAGTTCCTCGCGGAGGAAGCAAAAACAGCCGCTGATACAGCACAAGAAATCCGCCGCCTAGAGCAAGCTGAAAGTGAGGCAGCTCGTACTCGCCTTGCTGAAGCAGCCAAAAATAAAGCTGATGCGCTGCTTGCAGAAGCTGCAGCAGCTCAACAAGCTCTTACGGCTACACGCAACCTCGAACAGGCTGAAAGCCAAGCAGCTCGGTCTCGTTTAGCTGCCTCCGCACAAACAGCGCAAGAACGAGCTGCTTTTCTGGCGGGCGGCCAGATAAGCGCCTTCCCATTTGGACCTTCACCACGTTCTACACGACGTCGTTTTGATGGTGATGTATCGCCGGAGCGAGCTGAAAGCGCCCTGCAAGCACGGGAACGTAAAGCGCAGCGTGCTCTAAATCTGCAGTTCTTCGAAGAAGAACGACTGCAACTAGCCGAACTGGATCGTATCAGAGATCAAAACGCAACCCGTCAAACAGCCCGAATTCAAAAAATCGGCAAAGTTATTCGCGGCAGTTTAAGTTCGGCAGCTATCGGTGGTGCGTTCCCGCTACTTTTCGGCCAAAGTCCGCAAGCGGCTTTAGGCGGTGCTATCGGCGGCCTGCTCGGTGGCCAAGCAGGCGGTTTCGCCGGTTCGCTGATTGGTACGGCTTTAGGAGACATTGAAGCAACAAAAGCAAGAGTAAAAGAGCTGGGACTTGAGCTTGGCTTTAGTTCTGTACAAGCAAAAGAACTGTCAGCAGCTTTCCAGCTGGCGGGGCGTGATAGTCAGCAGTTAGAGGCCGCAGTCATAAACATCCAAGGCCTGGGACTTTCTACAAATGAAACTGCATCAGCAATCAAAATTGCTGTCGAGCTGTCCAAAGAATATGGCGGTAGTGTCAGCAAAGTAGCCCAAGCCTTCGCGGATACGCTGGAATCTGGAAAAGTAAGTATCAGCACCCTCAATAAATTTACTGCTCAAGGTATTCCGATCCAGCAGGAGCTGGCCGACAAACTTGGCGTCAGTAGAACAAAACTACTGCAAATGGCTAAAGACGGTGAAATTAGCGTACAGCAGCTTACCGATACACTTGTTGAAATGGGCCGTCAAGCGGCCGCAAGCGCAGATAAGGGAGCCACAGGCTTCGATCGTTTTACCAAAGCTGTTGCTGAAATTGCATCCGCCGTTGCCGGAGCTGCCGGAGCGATTATCCGCAACTTGATACCAGCACTCGATAGTTTACTTCTTAAATTAGCTGCAATTATAAATAGAGCAACTAAAGCCATCAATTTAATTACGGATGCAACTGTCGGAGAAGCTGCAAGCGCTGTAGCTTTAACTGCCGGAGAACGAGGAAGCGGTTTTGCAAGTAAATCAGGTATTGATCGTATAACAAAAGGCTTAAACACCTTAAATCCTCTTTTGGCAACTAGCCGAGAAGAGCTAGAAAAAATAGCTAAAGTAGCAGGTAATGCTAAAGTCGAATTAAGTAAATATGGAGGAGAACTAGGTGAGTATTCTGTACGCACCGCGCAAGTGCAACTATCTCGTGTAGAAACAGCAATCTTAAAACGCAGACGGCAACTGGGTGCTCCCTCTACATCAGCAACTATCGAAAATATCCAAGCTCCAGTTAATTTGCCTCCTTCTGCAAAAGCCGCTGGAGGAGGGGCTGAAAAATCAGCACTGGCAAATTCAATACGTCGTACAGAAGTATTGAAGCGGGAAACAGACACTCTATTTTTAGCATCAACAATCCAAGACAAAATAAATGCTGCGGAACGCATCGGAGCGGATCAACTTGCTTTGCGACTTACGTATGAGCGCGACCGGGCAAAAATTATTGGCGAGTATTCCGCAGAAGAAGCTAAAGTTAGAAATACTGCTAATAGACAAGAAGAGCTACTCGGTTTACGTAAAAAAAGAAACGCCGAGCTGGTAGGACTAACATTAAACTACGAAAATCAACTTTTTCGGCTGCAACAAGGACGTCTTGCTGCTGGTTACGATCAACAGACCCAGTTGCAGCAAGAAGCTTACATACTTCAGCAAACACTTATTGGTAAGGGTGAAGAAGCTCGCTTAGAAGTTGATATAGCTAATGCTGTAAAAGATAAAGATGCCACACAAGCAGCAGGCATAGCTACGCAGATGCGCCGCAACGCTGAATTAACCAGAGAGGTAGAAACCCAGCAAAGATTAAACTCTCTAATCGGAGAACTAGGTAACACAACAATGGGAGTTTTTGAGGATCTAATTTTTGTTACCAACAGTTGGCAGCAAAGCTTGGCTGGCGCACTGCAGATGATGAGTATGACGCTCATTCGTTTCGGCTTGTCATCGTTGGCCGATATGGGCGATCCGACCGGCCAAGGCGTGGGTCTTCTCAGCATCCTTACGGGCCGCTTCGGCAAGCGTGCAGCTGGAGGTCCAGTCTCTGCTGGCTCGCCGTACCTCGTCGGCGAGAGAGGTCCCGAGCTGTTTATGCCGCGCACCAGTGGCAGCATCTACCCCAACGACGCGATGGGCATGGGGGGCGCAAACATTGTCGTGAACGTCGATGCCGGCGGCTCTAGTGTGGGAGGCGATCCCGGCCAAGCCAACCAACTCGGCAAAGCCATCGGCATCGCGGTCCAGCAAGAACTCATCAAACAAAAACGTCCTGGAGGCTTGCTCGCCTAATGGCCACCTTCCCCGCCATAACCCCCACCTACGGCGCCCAAAAGAACAACCGTCCCAACGTCCGCACGGTCCAGTTCGGCGACGGCTACCAGCAGCGCCTGACTTACGGGCTCAACCAAAACCCCAAGAGCTGGAACTTGACCTGGGAAGTCTCCGAAACCGACGCCGACACAATCGAGACCTTCCTCAACAACCGCGCCGCCGACAACGCCAGCTTTGACTGGACCCCCCTCGACGAAGCCACCTCCTACAAGTGGATTTGCCCCGAGTGGAACAAATCCGTCCCCTACAAAAATCGCGCCACTATCACGGCTACCTTCCAGCAAGTATTTGAACCCTGATGGCCTATACCGCTTGGGCTGCCACTACTGCCAAAAGCGTCGGTGATGTTGTCCGCGCCACAACGCAGACCGGCTTCGGCTTTGTCTTCCGCTGCATTGTCGCTGGCACCACCGGCAGCACTGAACCCGTCTGGCCAACCAAGCTCTATAAGACCAACGCCAGCAGCAGCCTTGAAGGTTATGTCGTTGATGGCACGGTCACTTGGGCAGCGGTCAGTGCAGTCAGCGAGGAACTGCAAAAGATCAATCCGAGCGCGATCATCGAACTGTTCGAGCTGGCGCTGATCTCAGGGTTGCACTACGACTCAGGCAGTCCACCAGCTACCACCACCTATCGCTTCCACGCCGGAACCAACGAACTGTCCGGCAACGTGGTGTGGGCGAGCAATACCTACAGTCGATTCCCCGTGCAGGCTGAAGGCTTTGAATACTCTGGCACTGGTCAACTGCCGAAACCCAAGCTGACGGTTGCCAACCTGAATGGTCTGCTCACGCTGGCGCTGCTGGATGTGAACGCCTACACGCCCGGCAACGATCTGATCAACGCACGGGTGACACGCATCCGCACCCTGAAGAAATACCTAGATGCCAGCAACTTCACGGGTGGCACCAATCCAACGGCTGATCCCTACGCCGAGTTTCCACGGGAGATTTACTTCATCTCGCGCAAGACCGTTGAATCACGGGATGTAATCGAGTGGGAACTGGCAAGCGCCTTCGACATGCAGGGCATCCGCGCACCAAAGCGGCAGGTGGCACCCCAATGCCAGTGGAAATACAAAGGGACCGAGTGTACTTACGCTGGCGCCTTGCCGACCTGCGCGAAGACCTTGGCTGATTGCGAAACGCATTTCGGCACCGGCGTGCCTTTACCGTTTGGCGGCTTCCCTGGAGCGGGGCAATTCACATGATCACCGACAAGCTCAAAGCTCAAATCGTTGAGTATGCCCAGCTTGCATACCCACGCGAGGCATGTGGCTTGCTGGTGGTGGTCAAGGGTCGCAAGCGGTTCTGGCCGTGCCGCAATTTGGCAGATCGCCCAGACGATTACTTCCAGCTCCATCCTGAGGACTATGCCGCTGCTGAAGATGCAGGCGAGATCATTGCGGTGATCCATAGTCACCCGCATACCAAGCCGCAACCGAGCATGGCGGATCAGGTGGCGTGCAACCGCAGCGGCCTGCCTTGGCTGATCGTCAACCCCATCACGCAGCAATGGGGCGAGGCGATGCCGAACGACTACAAGCCACCGCTGATTGGGCGTGAATACTGCTGGGGCAGTCTGGACTGCTGGAGCTGCGTGCGCGACTGGTATAAGGAGGAATTGGATCTTGACCTGCCTGACTGGGACCGCCCTGCCCGTGACGGCTGGGACGAAGCGCCACGGTTCATGGAGCTGTATGAGCAGGCTGGCTTTCGTGAGGTGAGCTTCAGGTCGATGCAGCGTGGTGATGCGCTGCTGATGTCCATCGGCAAAACCAAAGGACTCAACCATGTTGCTGTTTATCTGGGCGATCAATATGTGCTGCACCACATGACGGGAAGGCTGTCAAGTCGTGACCTCCTCGGGGATTGGCTCTTAAAATGTGTTGGGAAGGTGCTGCGACATGAGAGCCGTTAAGGTCTACGGGCAGCTCGCAGAACGCCTGGGGCAACGGGTGTTTCAGGCTGAGGTTGCAAGTCCGGCTGAGGCGGTGCGTTTCCTGTGCGCCAATTTCCGTGGCTTGGAGCAATGGCTGATCGACAGCGCCCAGGACGGTATCGGCTTCCGCGTGATGGTGGGCAAGACCAAGGTTGGTGAGGAAGACTTTGCGATGAGCTGCTCTGATGACCGGGCAATTTCGATCACGCCGGTGCTGGCTGGTGCGGGGGGTGGAGGTGCAGGACAGATCCTGCTTGGCGTTGGTCTAATTGCTGCATCATTTATCTTTCCAGGTGCTGGATTATTCGGCACTTCAGGTTTAATTTCTGCCGGCGCCACCGGCGCGCTTGCTGGAACTGCTGGAACTGCTGCAGCATTGACCAGTATTGGTGTTGCATTTAGCGCCGTTGGTGCGTCGATGGTTCTGGGTGGCGTTGCTTCATTGTTGACTCCAACATCTGCAGTTAATCAGCCGACTACCGCAACGCAAACCGCCAGCGATCCACGCAAACTCCAATCTTTTAACTTCAGCGGGATTCAAAATACCAGTGTGCAAGGCACGCCCATTCCATTGGTCTACGGACGGATGTATACCGGCAGTGTTGTAATTAGCGCAGGCATTTCAACCTCCAGAATCCGATGACGAAGAACAACCAAATCATCGGCTCTGGTTTCGGTGGTGGCGGCGGAGGCGGCAAAGGTGGCGTAGGTGCTGGTTCGCCTAGCTATTCCCCGCCAACTACTGCAGCAGACACGCTGGCATCCAAAGCCTATGCCCGTGTGCTGGATCTGATCAGTGAAGGCGAAATCGAAGGTTTAGCTAATGGCAACCGCTCGATCTTTTTCAATAACACGCCACTCGTTAATTCTTCCGGCAACCCAAACTTTTCTGGGTTCACCATAAGCACCGCACCTGGAACACAAGCGCAGGAATATCTACCCGGCTTCTCCAATGTTGAGGAGGAGTTTCAGGTTGGTGAAGTCGTTGAGGCTGAAAACAACATCATCGGCGCCTGGAGCCGTGACTGGGATTCGGCGTCTTTCACCAGAAGCGGCAGCGACATAACCGTCACTTGGCCGGCGCACGGAATGACGGCAGGCGACACCGTATTTCTGAACTTTGAGGATTACAACTCGCCGCATGACAAGCTCTACACCCTGACTGGCGCAACCACCAATACCTTCACCGTTACGCGTCACGACAGCACTTTTACCTACACGACAGGTGATGTGTATGCCATCCGCCCGTGGCTGAAAATCACGGCTAGTGGCACTTGGACTGCAGGCACCAACGTCTACATCGCATATCTGACCGGGGCAAAAATTAACTCCGGTGTTTCGACAATCCTTTCCACACCAGCGCCGACTGGCACCTACTTCTACGTCACCTTTACTGATCTGCCGGGCAAGATGACCGACGCCAAAGTTAATGGCGGGCAGGTCCGAGTCACCAATGCAACCTATACAAAATCAGGCTCCACGATCACGATTAACAAAACCAGCCATGGCTACACGCCTGGCATGACCACCCGGCTGACATTCCGCACCGGATCGCTGCAGGGTGTAACGCAGACATTTGATGTCGTCACTGCCACGACAAACAGCTTTACCGTCACTCGCACCGAAGGCGCTAACACCGGCACTGGCACCTATTACGTTGATGTGCCGATCACCGCTGGCGCAATTACCCGGACCATCACCAACGACGAGGTGGATCGTGTACGTGTCACGCTGTCGGTTCCAGCACTGCAAAGCGTTGATGACCAAGGCAACATCAAAGGCTCGCAATTTCGCTATGCCCTGGATGTGCAGCTTGACGGCGGTGGCTATCAGCAATACACACAAGAACTACTGAAGGGCAAAAGCTCTGGCGGTTACAACTTTGCCCGAGAAATAAACCTTGCCGAGGTAACTGGTTGGGACTCCGCCACGATCTCCAACAACTTTCCTGTTGATATTCGTGTTCGCCGCATTAGCGAAGATTCAGCATCCGCGAAGAACGCCAATAGCTTTTCTTGGCTCAGCTACACCGAAATCACTGACGCCAAACTGCGTTATCCCAATAGCGCCCTGATTGGCCTAGAGATCGACGCGCAGCAATTCAATTCCATCCCCACCCGTACCTATGACATCAAAGGCATCAAGATCCGCATCCCGAGCAATGCCACAGTTGATTCTGAAACTGGGCGGCTGATTTATTCCGGTGTCTGGGATGGCACCTTTGCGGCAGCTACATGGTGCGCCTGCCCTGCATGGATCCTGTGGGATCTACTGACCAATCGCCGCTACGGCTTTGGCGAACAGATTCTGACGGATGCAGAAAAGGCCAGCTTCAACGGCAACGCCAGCCGCCTCGATAAGTGGAGCTTCCTCGCCGCCAGTCAATACGCCAATGAACTGGTTAGCACCGGCCTTGACGACCCGACCGAGGAAGCGCGGTTCTCCTGCAACGTCAGCATCCAAAACGCAGAACAAGCCTTTGAGTTGGTCAACAAACTGCTCGGCGTGTTTCGCAGTCAAGGGTATTGGTCAGGCGGTAGCGTCACGCTGGCACAAGATCGCCCACAAGATTCGTCCTATGTCTTTGGTGCTGCCAATGTGATCGGCGGTAACTTCACCTATCAGGGCAGCGATGTTCGCACCCGCCCGACCGTGGTGGCTGTCCGTTACCTCAACCGCGACACCCGCGACACCGCCATCGAAGTTGTTGAAGACGCTGATCTCATCAACAAATACGGCATCGTCAAGGAAGAAATCGAAGCCTTCGCCTGCACCAGCCAAAGTCAGGCTGCACGTTTAGGTCGCTGGCTGCTTTATACAAACCAGTACGAAACGGAAACCATCAGCTTCGCCATTGCCGTTGAATCTGGCGTGGTGTTGCGCCCCGGCATGATCATCGATGTCAGCGATCCAACCCGTGCTGGTACGCGCCTATCGGGTCGGGTGAGCAGTGCAACGACCACCACTGTTGTGATCGACGCAGATCGCACCGTTACGCCGGGCGACACGTTGACTGTCATTCTGCCCAACTCGCTGATCGAAACCAGCACGGTCCTGACCTACGACAACACCACCAAGACCATCACGGTGGTTCCGGCTTTCAGTGTGGCACCGCAAGCCAACGCTCCATGGTTGCTGACGACCAGCAATGTTGAGCCATCAAGCTGGCGCGTGCTTTCCGTTACGGAGGACAGCGGCGAAGGCACCTACGGCGTCACGGCTCTGTCGTACAACAGCAGCAAATATGCCTACGTCGAATCCGGCGAAGAGCTGCAGTTCCGCGATACCACGGCACTGGATGAGGTGCCTGATTCACCCACCAACATTGTTCACACCGAAAGCCTTTACGTCGATAGCAATATCGTTTTCACGCAGGTTTCAATCGGCTGGTCGCAGGTAGATCGTGCCGTTTCCTACCAAGTGCGCTATCGCGTCACTGACGGCAACTGGATCAGCCTGCCAGAAGTTGAAGCAGCGCAGGTCGATATTTTTAACGCACCAGAAGGCAACTGGGAAGTTGAAATTACTGCCGTTACAACAGCCGGCAAGTTGTCGATACCAGCGCCAGCGTCCTTCACGGTCATTGGTAAAACCGCCATCCCGGCTGACATTGCTGCGTTGGACATCAGCCAAACGGACCAGCAAACCGCTGAACTGTCCTGGCCACAATCCGCTGATCTCGATGTGATCGTTGGCGGCAAAATCATTGTTCGCCATACGCCAGACACCACCGGCGTGGAATGGCAGAACACCAACGACATCATTGCTGCTGTTGCGGGCAGCTCCACCTCAGCGCAGGTGCCATTGCTGGCTGGGACATATCTGGTCAAGGCTGAAGACAGCAGCGGCAACCGCTCTCAAAATCCTGTGACCGTGCAGGTGACACTGCCAGAACCGCAGTCACCGCTGACCGTCATCACCTTCAACGAGGACACAACAACGCCTCCCTTTGAGGGCAACTTGACCAACATGCTGTACGACTCAGTGCAAGATGCGCTGATCCTTGACCAAGGCACCTACGTCGATGAGCTAGCGGTGGATGGTGACTTTGATGCCCTCGCCAGCATTGATAGCGTTGGCGGCATCGTTGCGCTGGGCGAATACGAGTTTGGCAGCACGCTGGATCTTGGCGGCACCTTTGACGCTGACATCCGCGCCCGCTTCGTCACCCGCGCCTTCCTGCCTGGTGACTTCTGGGATGACAAGACCGAGCTGATCGACCTGTGGCCGGACATTGACGGCGGCAACTTGGATCAGGTGAACGCGACCCTGTATGTCCGCAGCACGACCGACGACCCCACCACCAATAACCCGGCCTATACGGAGTGGCACCCCTTAGTCAACGGCACCCGTCAAGGTCGTGGCTTCCAGTTCAAGGCGGTCGCCACCAGCAGCAGTCCTGACCAGAACATCCTGATCGACGAGCTGGGCGCCACGGTTGAGCTGCAACGCCGCCAAGAGACCGGCAACAACCTCAGCAGTGGCGCTGGGACATATGCCGTGACCTTCGGCAACGCCTTTTACGCCACGCCCAGCATTGGGGTCAGCGGGCAGAATATGGCAACAGGCGATTACTATGTGTTGTCTTCCATTAGCCGGACTGGGTTTTCGGTCACGTTCCGCAATTCGGGTGGCACCGCCGTGTCACGGACTTTTGACTACACCGCAGTTGGCCACGGCAAACAACTGCCCTAAAATCTTTGTATCACAGGTGCCGTCATGGCTCAGCACGATTACGTCCTAAGCAACCAGAGCGGTGCCAGCTTTAGGTCGGATCTGAACAACGCCCTGTCGGCAATCGTCAGCCAGAACAGCGGCGCGGCTGAACCCAGCACCACCTACGCGTACCAGACCTGGGCGGACACCACCAACGGTGTCATGAAGCTTAGGAATGGTGCGAACTCGGCATGGATAACTCTTTATCAACTTGACGGCGAGTGGTCAACGATTGCTTTTGAGAACGGTTCGGCTGCTGCTCCGTCCATCTACTTCAAGGACAGCGGCACTGATACCGGCTTCTATAGCAGCGGCACTGATGCTGTTGATATTTCCACGGGTGGCACTCGCCGCCTTGGTGTTGCCAGCACTGGTGATGTCACCGTCTATGGCGGCAATGTCACGCTGAACGGCCAAGGTGACCTGCGGCTGGCTGATTCGGATAGCAGCAACTGGATTGCGTTTCAGGCACCATCCACGGTTGCAAGCAACGTCACTTATACGCTGCCCAGCGCAGACGGTACTGCCAACTATGTGCTGGCAACAAACGGCTCTGGCACGCTGAGCTGGAACGCCCCTGGCGGCACTCAAATCGCCACGGGCAATACATCTGCCACGGTTGTTGATACTGGCAGTGACGGTCACTTCAAGGTAACGACCGAAGGCACTGAGCAGTTCCGCGTCAATGCTTCTGGTCAGGCGTTGGTCACGCAGGCTGGTTCGGCATCGACGCCAACAATTAGCAAGGCTGATGATCCCAATACCGGCATCTTTTTCCCTGCT